ACAGTTGGAGCGTTGTAGAAAATCAAATTGATGGAACCTATAAGGTAAAAGAGGATTCCATGACTGTTAGCGATATCGTAGTTGGCAACTACCGCACCGCCAACATCGCCGCAGACGTGGCCTTCAGCCTGAACGCCGCGCACCAGGAGCGGATGGACGAGATCGAATACAGGGAGAAGAGCAAATGAAAAAGATCGTTCTCATCGCTGCCATGGTGTTGCCGTGGGGAGTGTTCGATTCGACATACACGTATAAATGTGATCCTATTCCTGGGACAGATTATTTCGCTTGCCCAATACAGCATAGATATTACCTGACCTACAAGGGAGATAGATACATGAACATGGAGTTAAACTTCGAGGACAAGGATCAAGCGAACGACATGGCCGAAGCCCTGAACGAAGCGCATGAGCGGAGAATAATAAGACGTGATTTAGATGCCGGAAAATCATTGCATCACAAAATATGTGAAACGATTAATGGAGCTGATGCTTGCAAGGACATCCCATGAAAAATCTCCTTCTCATCGCAACAACGATTTTGGGCCTTAGCTCTGCGGTATCGGGAGATATCGTTGCAGTCCCCTATGGCGGACGGTCGGTGACACCGTACATGGTCTCGCAAGAGGCTTTGAAATCCGACACTAAGGCCATCTCTTTTGAAGCTCTCGCCCTTCCCGACGATCCGTTGCGGGAATTTCAGATGCTTCGTCAATTCATTAACCGCGTCCGTCCGATCCCAGAAGGATACGACATTATTATGATAAACGATGATGAACGACCCATAGGACGCGAATACAGTAAGACCCCAGTTATATATAAGGGGTTGCGTGTGTGGTTGAAGAGGGACGCATGAGCTTCACCGACGACGATCTGAAGCGGTTGAAAGACCTGCTCAGGGACAAAGGAGACTTAAGTACATTCTTTGATACTTACGAAGACATGGAAGCTCTTCTTGTCCGTCTGGAAGCGGCAGAAGAAGTTATAAGCCACGCCATCTCTCAGAGAAAGGTTCACACTCCTGAGACGTGTTATGACGGCAACCCTGTCCCTATTGAAATAGTCGAAGCCTGGCGCAAGGCGTGTGGTTTATGACCCCCGACCTGGAGAAAAGGGCGGAAGAAATAGTTGAGTTGTATGTTAGTGATGAGCATGATAAGGAAAACTACAAAAAGGATATTTTAGAAGCCCTCCGCCAAACGCGGGAGGAAGCGATCAAAGAAGAAAGAGACACACATTGGCAAGACTGGGAGCAAATTAAAAAAGATGTTCGCAAGGAAGCCCTGGAAGAGGCGGCAAAGGTGATGGAGTTCGAACTAGCCAGAAAATATGGCAAGATGATATTTATAGTGGAACCCATTGTTAGGAAAATCCGCGCCCTCGCCTCGTCGGGATCGGAAGGAATTATTAAAGGCAGAATATTCAACCATCGAGACGGCCAAACAGAATTGGATAAATTTCGTGCCGAGCATCCTGAATCGGGGGAAGGGAAATGAGCGATATTGATTGTGGATGTGGCAAAGATAAAGAGATCGACTATCTTCAACACCAACTCGCCCTGGCGCGGGAAAGGTTGGAGAAGATTGCCAACGGTCACAAGCCTTATAAATGTACTGAGTTTTGTTGGGAATGTGCCGCCCGAGCAACCCTGGCGAAGCTGGGGGAGATGAAATGAATAGAGTTCTATTCAAATCAGCAAAACAAGATTGGACAACGCCGGATGATGTCTATGCGGTTTTAGATGCAGAGTTTCACTTCAAATATGATCCCTGTATTCCTAACCCTCAATTTGGGCAAGATGGATTAAAGATCTTTTGGGACAGTCCAGCTTTTGTCAATCCACCCTATAAAGAAATTGCTTTGTGGGTAAGACACGCCTATAACGAATGGAAACTTGGGAAAACAGTCGTGATGCTCATTCCTTCCCGAACAGATACTCGCTGGTGGCATGATTATGTAATGGAAGCCACCGAGATCCGATTTATAAAAGGACGACTGAAATTTGGTGGGGCTGTAAATTCAGCTCCATTCCCAAGTGCTGTCGTTGTTTTCCGTGGAGTTGGGGCCTAACGGCGAAGAGGAGGGGTTGCGCATGAAAAAACTCTGGATGTTATTGGCTGTCGTTTATGTGCTTCCGAAGACTGCCCCGTTGTTCGACGGGATGATCGTGCGATGTCCCGTGCCAGCAGGGGAGGTCGTCATCAACGGGACGGATGTCCCCAAGGGCGTGACGGTTGCCAAGGATCAGAGAATCTCCTGCCATTGGGAGTGCGAGTTCGGACAGGGCACTGAGACCTATGTGGAGGATGGCAATCAAAAGACGCGAGCGACAGGATGCCTCCCGAAACCGGACGCGCCGATCTGCCATTGCGCCAATCCGTTCCCTATATAAGTTATTGAGAACCAGCGGGGCGATGCCATTGTTTATCGGAAAGATGAGATGAAAAAGAAAAAGCACAGGCATTGTAAATCCTGCATCAAAGCCAAGCTCGACCATTGCTGTCTGTGCGGGAAGAAAATTCGCTAAAGGAGACCACATGATTACAGAAAAAGAACAAGTCAGGGAATATTATGACCGCATCAAAGACAACTTTGATGATTCTTACGAAGAGGGGAAAAGCATTTACCCGTCCAATCGTTATCGGATCGAATTTCATGTGTTCCGCGTTCTTGGTAGTATGTAGTGCTATATGAAGAAAAAGCGTAAGAGGTGGAAGTGGTCCGGCGCCCGTATTCCTCCGCCACGGACAACCTGCCCGTCGTGCTTAAGCAAGCAAGCGTGGGAGATTGAGCATGACGAGTGTTCGGCAAAGTACTGCCAATGCAAGATGTGTCACTACATTCCTATAAACGAAAAGGAGAAATAAAATGTTAAATGATTACGCAGTCACAACAGCAGAAAAAGGGTTCAACAAAGCCAGACGGCAAACACTTCGCGAACGTCTGGAAGAAAACAAACGCATGCTTGAAGAGCGCCTCGCTAATCTTAATTCGGCCTTAAAGTTTATTGATAAGAACCCAGAATTTGAGAACTTCCATAATATTATCGGAAAAGCAGGTTTCTAGCGCGGAATCGACAGGATCATCGAGAGCAGGATAATGCCGCCGATGATAAGAATAAACATCAGACGTTCCCAGCCAAATAAAGCAATCCTGAATTAGCAATATCATCCGGCGTGGTAAAGCGGATGTCAGGAGCCAACACCACTTGGCCGTTGGCGTAAGAATCCTCGACGTACTGCGAACAGAACTCCAAATTGCCTGATAACCATCCCGCCGTCAAAACTCCAAGGAACGGATAGAGTCGTCCCCTGCGGGATTCTGCGTAATAGAAGATTGCTTTGATCTGCTCATCGGTGAGCTTGACTTTCGTCCGGCGGACCTCGATGTAGGCAGGTAGAGGAAGGGGGATTGGGTAAAGGTCGATCCTGGGGGGGCGGGAAGCGTACATGAGGCTGGTGTTGGCCGAGACAATCGCACAATGGTAGAAAGCCGCCGGACCCACTTGGTCCCCGATCTTCCTCTCCACGGCTCCAATCATCAGGCCCATGAGTGGAGCTTGGTTGGTTACGCACCAACAGAGGATATCCCCGGGGAGGAGAATCACGCCGCAGGTTTGGTTGTGGACGCTGTGACCGCCGTTGCGACGCTCCCCCCGATCTTGGCGATCAAAGCCGCCGCGTCCGTAAAGGTCTTGGTGAGATCCGTGATGTCCTGCTGAATGTCCGGCGCGAGCGCAACAATCGCAGGTCCGATCTCTGTCAAGAACGCCGAGAGTCCTGCGACGGCTTTCCCGCTTCCGGTGAGGAACAACTGAAACAATGCGAGTGGATTCATTTTACGACCTCCTGTGGTTTAGTTTGTGATGTGACCGTAAATCGTTGATAAAAATGTTCGCCCGCGATCCAGAGCAACGCGAACCACGCTGTCACCATCCGTTCAAATGCAGGAATGTCCGTGATGGTCGGGGGAGTCATGAAAATCTTGTGCCACATATTGGCGTAATCGGATGTGGTGGTAAGCCAGACAAGATGAGAGGCCACAAAAGACCCTCCTACGCCTCCGAGCTTAGCGGCTAACCGATGCAAGTCATACCGTTTGATGAACCACCACATCATTGGTCTTTTCCGATCCACTGGCACGGCGATGGATATTCGGGCGGTTCTCCAATGTCTGCATGGATATGCGCCGGAGCTTCCTCCAAGCGTTTAAATCCCGCCAGGTGAAGCCCATGCATTATAGCCCATCTTTGCGTGTCCCGCTCAAATCCTTCGGCCAAGTGCCCTAAGCCGATATCCACCGCAAGACCTTTGTAGTGCGTGCTGTCGCCGCAATGCTGGCCCCCTGTCGTAAACGTTAAGATGATCGGTACTCCTGCGATGCCCCTGGCTTGATCGAGCATGGCCGGTAGGTTCCCTTGAAGTCCAGCGATTTCCTCGTTAGTGAACCAGTGGAAGTTTCCCATGTCACATCCTTTCGGGCACCACTCCGGCCCCAGGCCCCAAGACTCCATTTGTGCGTTGCATCGGGGGCAAAGCGTCTATTTCTCCATGCGAACTAGAGTATCCCTGACTTCCGTTAAAACCACCGTGTTTTGTTCGACAGACGTAACGACTTTCGTAATCGATATCTGGCACATGTACCACATGAGGATGAAAGCCACGATTGGAAACCCTACACGGTTAATCGTAATGAATAACCATTTGAGCCATCTTGGAATAGGTTCATCGTCTAATTCGCTCATTCGTATCTCTCCATTCTTTGCAACTTGTTGAAGCCGCCGCCTGAGGCGGCTGCTGCTTTGAACGTCGCAATCACACCGTCCCATTCCGCTGGAGAGGCGGACATCGTGAACGAACACGTCAAGGTTTGCGTAGCCGATAATCCCTGATCCAGCCAAACCATGTGGGCGGCTCCCTGTTGCGCCTCAATCACGAACCCACCGCCAGGAGCCGAAATCGTCGTGACGCCTCCGTTCATAGCTGCCGAGCAGAGCGCATATTCGTTAGCCTGTGCTGTTGTAGCACTCGGACCAAAACTAAAAGCCGTTGATCCACCACCCGTGCCCGTGAACGTCACATCAACAGGAGTGGCGGAAACGATCCCCGAAACTTCAATGGGGATAATGTCTATTTGGCTTGGCGTCCCCCCAGATACGGTCGCCGTTACCTTAGTAGTTCCTCCGGTGATACTGGCTCCGTAACAGGTATAAATCGAAAACGTCGTTCCTAACTTATGGGAGGCTTCGGCCCATGTGACTGTGCCGCCCGTATTGGACATCCCGCTTGAACACGCAAATGTTACGCCTCCCGTCGTTGTAAATTCCATCTGTGCGATCAGTAAATTCCCCGTAGTTGTCGCGGAAATCGTATTGGATGCGATCAACGTAACCCCTGATCCTTCGGCCACAGCCGCCGTCTGCACACAAGTCACTCCGTTTCCAAGATTGGTGTTGGAACATGCCGACCACGCCATATCCGAACAAAGCATCAACGCAATGAATCGCTTCACGGCCCCACCTGGATGAGCGGTAGAAGGATCGCCTGGTTGGCCGCCAGTTCCGAGTTCACTTTTGCCAGTTGTGCCGTAAATGTCAGATCGGTCGCCAAAAGGATGTTATGGCTAATGGCCGTCTGCATCTGCCGCAAGAGCGCGTAATCGGCCAAGAACTGAGCTTTGATGGCGGCGTTAGGGTCAATGACAGCCACGGGCGCAGGTGTGGGGATTACAGTCTGGCCAGCGGCAGGAATCGCTGAAACTGCCGTCTGCTGAGCGGTCAGTTGAGCAATGACCTGAGCGACCAAATCAGGAACGAACGTGGCCGAAGCCCCAAGCGGGATAGGATATTGGTTGTCAAACGTCTTGCCGGACACGCTTTCCGTGAAAAGCAAGTGAACTATCTGACTGTCTGATGCTTTGACGACGGCGGACCAAGCCATACAGGTCTCCTTTACGGATTGATAGTGGGTGTTTCCATGTAATCGAATGTTGCCGACATCGTACCTCCAGAAATCGTCGCTCCATTTAAGTTAATCGCCACGCACTCAGAAGCACTGTTTAAGACGATGGGCTTGCTGCGCCAATCCGCTGGCGAGATGTACATATCATTAGGTGTTGCCGTGCCTGCGGCCATGCAACCGAGCTTATAGCTATCCAGATACCCTACTAATGTTCCAACCACTAGGTTCGCGCTCGTAAAGAACGTTGCCGTGGAATTGGTGGCCACATAGTTAGAGGACTCCGACACCACCGTCATGGTCGACCAGACGCCAGAATAGGCCGAACTTCTTTTCACGATCCCTATCTGGATGATCCCCGCCGTGGTCTGGGTACAGGAGGCGCGGATGCTCGTCAGGACCACAGTATCCTTGGCATTACCACAGAAGGCTGCCGCATCGTTGGTTGAGCTGGCGATAGAGAACGTATTGGTAGAGGCCGCATAGGAGTCGCCTGAGATCGAGGGTAAGATCGCTGTATGAAGCATCCCATCTGTCCCAACCTCAAGGGCCGCGTCTTTGCCTTCTGTCCCTACAACGCCGTTTCGGTAGCTTTCGTTATAGACACCAGGGTTCACGTTGACGCGGTTGGTCGTGGTGGCGATCCCGTTATCGGCGTACATCCCAACTGAAGTGATGGTAGAAAGAATGACCGTCACGGTTGGGGTACTGCCGATTGCGATAGCTGTTTGGATGTTAGCCACGGTCAATGTACTCCCAAATACCTGAATTGGCGGCGTACTTGTGATGACGGTCTGCACGATCCCCTGAATCCCACTTAGAGCTATCGTTGACCCGAATATCTGCACGGGTGGAGTGCTGGTTATAACCGTTTGCACAATCCCCTGGATGCCACTTAATGCGATGGTTGACCCAAATATCTGGATAGGGGGTGTGCTTGTCAACACCACAGGCACCGTTCCCGTCACCGTCACCGTGGCAGGGTTAGCGACATACACGATGGTTTGGCTCGTCAGCGTCACTGCTGCCGCTTGGACCGTCCCGGTTGGGCTGATGAATCCGTTATAGGTCGTGACCTGGGGAACGGGGGTATTGATCTGGCCTGTGCTTAAACTCACCACCGTTAAGCTCCCTGCCACATTGAGATTCTGACCGCTGACGTTTGTGACGGCGATAGTAGTGCCAAAGACTTGGATCGGCGGCGTACTAGTGATCACAGTCTGGACAATTCCTTGCACCCCGCTCACGGCCAAGGTAGAACCAAATACTTGTATCGGCGGAGTGCTTGTCAGAACGACAGGGACAATCCCCGTCACCGTGACAGTCGAAGGATTCGCCACGTACACAATCGCTTGGCTGGATAGCGTGACGGCAGCAGACTGCACAGTCCCGGACGGACTGACGTACCCGTTGAAATTCGCCACCTGTGGTGTGGGCGTGTTGATGGCTCCTGTACTAAGGCTTGTGACAGATAAAGTCCCTGCAACGTTTAGATTCTGACCACTGACGTTGGTGATGGCTATCGTGGATCCGAACACCTGAATGGGAGGCGTACTGGTCAGGACGACAGGTTGAATCGTCTGAAAGAAGGTTCCTGTAACGGGTTGCGAGGCGACGCCCGTGGTTATCACAACGAGCGGACTGGAACCTGTCGTGACATAGACTGCTAATCCGTTAAGTGGGTCTACAATCGCCGTCGCACTTGAAACGCGGTCTCCCAAAATGATGGCTTGACGATTTGCGCCATCGGCGTTATTGTAAAGGCTGACAGGAAGGAAAGTACCGCTCGAAACCGTCAAAGGGCTTGCGCCACCTGCCGCCCAACCCTGGCTTCCCACTAAAACGAGTAAAGCGAATAGTTTTTTCATGGACATGTTATCCCCATTAAGATACCTATCGGCATACCTGTCGTGCAAGGTCTCGAAAATGGAACAGATGGCGTAGACGGGCATGTTTCTGTTATCGCCAAGAGTATTCCGTAAGGCATCCCGTTCACACACGCTTGGAAATTGTTCCCTCCTCCGCCGCTACTACTGCCTGGATTCGTCTGAATAATATAAGACTTTTCGGAATCAAGGCCAAATCCGATGGTTGAAGCCAGTTCCATTTCAGAAGGAATGGTGTGGATGAGCATTGCTAAAATAACGATCCTATTGAGCCAACGCATAGTAAATTGTCCCACTCACTTGTATACCTGCGCTTAAATTGATGATAAAAGCGGTGTTGGGATTTGTGATGAACCAAGGTTCTCCCGTAGCATCAAACGTCAACCCTTCATTCGCCGCAAAAGGGACAGCCGCAGGACTCGGCAAATTGTCCTTAAACGTAATATTGACTGCCCCCGCCACTAAGAACCATATGCGATGAATGACAATCCTATTCCCAGCCGCATCTGCTGGGACCACCGTATTGTCTCCCAATGTGCTAATATTGATCGGCAAACGATTCAGAATCGGCAAACGTCCATAAAGGCCCACCATTCCCATTATTGCATCGTCCCTTTCCCCGTTATTTTCACCGCCCCCGTCCAGATTTCGGAAGCTGTCGGAGGAGACGGGGAAGACACACATTGCAACGCCGCCGTGGATATGGCGGTCGCCAGATTCACAGGATCAACAGCCCATGCCTGAGCATCGACGACTTCCATGGTGTTTTGTGGGAGCCCAATGTTGATGAAATCGTTATGCAGAGTTGTGTCGTTCCAGTGCGAATTAGGTACGCCATCGATGTACCAGTCACCGCCATTATCAGCCAGTAAGAAACCATATTTTTTCGCAGCTTCAAAGATACAAATGCTGTGCGTGTCCGAAAGCACCGAAGTATCTACGCTCCCCTTCATACGGACGCGCATCCCAAAAGGTGGATTATTAGAGCCACCTGTATTTGTATCATGCCTTGCATTCCATATGTGAGCATTAAGCTTAGTAAGTGAAACCTCCATTCGGATCGCGTGTTTGATGTTGCAAATTGGATCAACTTCGTCCCACCGTAGAAGTCCTTCCGTAATTGGAAGCCCTGCGGCGTCAGCAGAAGTAATGGTGTCAGGACGTAATACGTTTGAAGTCGTAAACCATATCGTGAGCTGATTCGCTTGCCATTGTGTTCCGTTAAAAGTCGTTCTTGTGGCCTGGTAAAGTTCATAGACCATTCCGCTTGAAACATCGACTAAAAGGAGGTGTTGGTCGCCTCCTGTACTATTGGGGTGTGCCTGTCCTATGACGTCTTGCTCGGCAATGGCGTCTGGCGGGATTGGGACGCCACCCACGGGAGCAGTATCCGATTGACTGCTTGCCACCGCAACGCCTTGTCTAGCCGTCGTGCTTGACCACACCAGATTGTAGGGTATACCGTTATAGCTTCCATCACTCAATGCCGCGCTCCCAAAATTGGCATGGAAATTATGCCCAGTTTTTCCATTGTTCGGGTCCATCCAGTTGGTATTTGATGACGAAACTACCGCACTATCTATCGGTACACGCCAGATATTATCGCAGGGAACCAAAGTGGTTCCTACCGGAAACGGGTCGGAAGGCCCGCGAGCAAATAGTGGGATTGAGACGAAAACAATAAATGTGCATAGACATGCACGTCTTACTGACATCCCGCTGTTACCCCAACGCAATGGTAAAAGACCGAGCCTCCTCCAATGGCGGAACTGAAGGCCATCGTCATAGCCGTAGGACTCGTAGTTACATCCGGCGTTGTGCTCGTGATGCTGTCGGAGATGGTGCAAGCCACCACGCATCCTAACCCATACGTTTGCGAGAAGGTCAACGTGCAAGCCGTTGGAGCGCTGCCACCTACTGTAATGACACCATCTTTGTCATTGCCGACCACGCTCCCACTAGGGCCAGAACCGCAAGAACTCACCGTCGGCGTAGAGCCGCCTGTCAGGTAGTGGCCGCTGGTGGAAACATCCACCATATAGAATGCGCTCGTGCTGACCTTCACGCCGCTCAAATGCGACACTCTAAATTCTTCGGTGTTCTGAGGCTGAAATACCATGTCACCGCCAGAAATATCATTATCCGTGTTCAAGGTCATAGTGCTGGCAAGATTAGCCTCAAAATAGTTCGCACGACTTTGACTTTGGACTCGCTGTTGGCTTCCTTCACCTGAAACACCCAAATGCAAACCCCCAGTCTCCGCACCGAAATTCTGCAAAAAGAGGGGTTGTCGATCTTCTAACAACATATCTATGCCTCCGCCATTGCTCCCAACAACCAACAACGGCTTTGTAGAAAATGCGTTCACATCATATATATCGACGAACCCTGGCCCAGCGATTGTATTTTGAGCACCCGTCGTAGTGAAAGAATAGGAAGAAGCAATCACCGTTATGCTCGAATGCGTCACCACCACATTCGTCGAACCACTTACTGTCGTCGCGCCTGTATAGTAGGCCATATTCCCAGGCGTGGCACTCGCGACAGTTCCACTACCCGCATTCGTCGTCCCAATCCCGACAGTAAAATTCGTGCTGGTATAGATCAGAAACGCTCCGACGCTGGAATAGCTTGATGAAATGGCCGTATAAGACGCGGCAGCTTGGTTTCCTACGCCAATCGTTTCGGTGATGACACCGTTTCCTGGGCCTGTAACTGTAAACGATCCCACGACAACCGTATTGCTCGAAATCGTCGTGCCCGTCGATTGCATCTGAATACTATAGGCATTGACAGTAGCAGAAGCATCTTGGGCTGTTAAAGTAATGGGTATAAAATGAGAATCAGGGCCACTGAAAGGCTTAGAGTTAATGAGAAGCCCAGTACGCGCATTGGTCCCTGTTTCCAGTTGTAAGCTGAATTGGTCATTCAAGTTCTCAACAACCAATGGCGTCATCACGGCACCCGTGTTTGTCGATACAAATATGGCTTGCCCGTTCCCTCGAATGCTCAATGCCGATATCGCATTCCCCTCATTGATTGTCTCCCATCCCGCTGCATCAGATGATCCTCCACCAAGACGCAATACGCCATTGGTATTGTCCCATACCATAGAACCACCCGCACCAAAAGTCGCTGAAGAATAATAGGTATTGCCGCCTGTCCAGGTGTTGGTGGTAGGCAAAATGCTAGGCTGACCAGGCGTTTGCCATGACGGAACAGTACCGAAACCTCCTGATGTCATAACTTGCCCATTTGTCCCTGTCCCTCCTAGAATCAAAACACCGCTAGACACATTCATATTTCCAGAAAAAGTAGTGCTCCCAGAAAAGTTATTGAATCCTTTCCATACGTTCCCCTGAGTCAGCAAAGGCCCTTCTAAGGTTACAGAAGTAGGGTCAAGAGTCCATTGAGCCGTTGTCCCTGCAAACACAGGAGTGATAATAAATGGAGGCGAAAGAGCGTTGATGGCTACAGTGGGGCTCGTGATTTGCACCCCATTTTGATTGACGGCCAAAGAAGAAGAACCACCTCCTCCACCACCACCTGCCGTGGTCTGGAAAGTGCCATCATTAAATCTTATGCCTGTGCCTCCGCCTTGAATTTTAAGATTCCCGACAATATGAAGAGTTTCTGTAGGGGTATCCGTTCCAATACCGACCTTGAAAGAAGGATAACCACCATTGGCACAATCCGTAGCGGAGCAGCCAATCGAGAGGGAACTATTCTGCCCTACTTTAGAAGCATACCCAAAGGCCATCGAATTGGATAAATAAGGACTTGTGGAAGTAGGCCCTGAAAATTGACCGATAAACGTGTCGTTTTCGCCGTATGCGAATCCTGATCCATTGAGAGCAACACCAGAGTTATAACCAAAAAATTGATTCCAGTTGCCACCTGCAAGATAAGCTCCTGCAAAGTCTCCAATAGCCGTGTTCTCGCTCCCCGTAGAAGTTCCTAAAGCATCATATCCTATTGCCGTAAGTCCGCCTGTTTGGCTTGTATTTCCTCCATCTACAAAATTGCCTAAAGCAGATGGCCCAACTGCTATATTCGGACGCCCTAAATACCCAGATGTTCTAAACCCAAGGAGGGAACTATTCCCAATCGACACACTGTTCGGGCCTCCATTAACTCCCCCTAATTTCGTTCCAATTCGATCTACGGTAAGATTCGGATTAGGGAAATTCCAACTCAAGCCCGTAAAAGTAGTGGAACCTGTGAAATTGTTAAATCCAGTTACAAGGGCCATCGACGAATCCATAATGTTCCAATCGCCATTCGTCACTGCCCCCCACCCGCAGGAATTGATCGCCGGAACCTGAATCCCAGCCCTGGTGGTGTAGGTAGGAGCCAAAGAAGGGTCACAAACCGCCAGAAGAGGCGCGGAACAGCCCATCACAACGCCTAGGATGAGTTTTAAGGCATTTTTCATGGTTTTGCCTTGTTCTTATAGGGATTTGACATGGAGTTGCCAAAAACGGAAATTGGCCCTTTCCCTGCGATTGACCCGATGGCTTCAGCTGTTGCGGGGCTTGCAATACCTCCTGTGAGATATTTCGTAGCCAAGGGGCTCGTATATCCTTTCGTCGCCGCTTCTAGCCCCCCGACAACCTTCAAGGCGTTAAGCGGATTCATAAACAGTTGGCGCATGATGTAAAACATCCCCATCATCGGAGCCGTTCCAGAAGGATTAGAAAATTCACGCTGAGAAGCCTTAATGCCACCCCCTACCGTGGAAAGTTGGCGCAAAATAGCGAGTTTATTTGGAGGAATGGCTGTGGCTAGACTTTCGGGAGGTATCTCGCTCATCCGCTTCGCAAGTCCTCCGAAATCCACATTGTCCTGATTGTTCGTCAAAAGATTATGAATCATACCGTCTTGGGCTTCTCCGAAGGATTGCTCACCAATTAAAGAACGCACACGATTGATATTTTGAGGGCTCGCACCCAAAAGAAACCCGCTCACGTTTTCTCCATTCTTTCTTCCAATTTGACTGATAAACTGGCGAAATTCAGGATCAGTAAAACTGCCGTCAGAAAGATTTGACAACTTATGGAGATTCATAAGACCATCTGGCCCTACTGCCTGTTGAATAGTGGGTTCTCCATATTGTTTTATGAGTTGAGTTAATTTTTGCGGGATAAACTGACCATCTGCGTTCTGGCTCTTTTCAATCAGACTATTCGTAAAAGTCTGACTTAATTGATTTGCCGTTTCAGGCTGAAGCATATTTTGAAGTTTGGCGAGATTCTGCACATCCCCAGGCCGCACCGCCATATCTACAATCTTTTCTGGGTTGTCTGTAGACAAAACACGCTTGATATAGGGGTTTTCCATGGTGTTCAACATCTCGCCATGTGCGCCTCTTGCCTTGGCATAGGATTGAGCGAAATTGCCACCTGTTTGCGTTGAGAAATCGCCTAAGTCTTTATCTAAAGAAGTGATGAGGGATTTATAGGCTCCCGCTACAGGACTACCCATGAATTTTGTCCCTGGTTGGTTCGTCGCATAAGCCCCTTCATGCTGAGCCGCCGCATCTCCAAGAGCGGAACGCAAACTCATCAGTTCGGGAATTGATTTGGAAGGTGTTAAGTCTTGAGGGCCAATTCCTACCGCTTTCATCCGAGCCAACGCATCAGGTGAAGCATTAGCCGTTAATTGGGCCAAATCTCCACTATCCGTTTGCCCTTTTAGATCGCTTAAGACTTGTATAAGCTTAGGATTTTGTAGACTTGGTGGAAGAGCCGAGTGTTCGGCTAAGAGTTTATCGGCCTGCTGAGCTGTAGCCGTTAAGGGGACTGTCGTACCTTCTGGAACGCCCTGTTTTAGAGCATTAAAAGCCCCTTTAGATTTCTGCATCATCTTATTCGTGAAATCAGAAATATCCGAAGCGATAGAAGTCCCAACATCTGCCGGATCAAGTTGGGGAGTGATGCCAGATTGCGCTAATTCATTCGTCTTTTGAAGCAACTGCTGATTGATACCATCCCCGACCGTTTTAGCAATCTGAGGATTCATCTGTTTACCAAAAAGAGAATTGGCAACATCCATCATCCGCGCACGGGTCTTGGCGTAGAAATCTCCAAGAATGCCAGCAGAACCAGGTAACTTAGCCGCCATCTGTTCACCTTGTGATAAAAGCTTGCTGTTGGATTGCTGAGCCGCTGTTAAAGGAACGTTAAGGGCTTTCGCGGCCCCTTGAACTTCAGGATTAACGGATTCGGCAAAGGGAGCGGCCAACTCCGATGCCGCTTTCCCTGCTATTTTCCCGCCTCCTACCATAGCCGTATTGACAAGAGCTTCTCGGCCTAACCTGGGAAGTGTTTGATCTGGGAGATCGGTTTCAGGGTGTTTTAATCCCATTCCCACATCTGCTTTATTCATCAATTCATCTGCCGCTGTACCACCTGCCACAGCTCCCCCGAACCCACCGACGGCTGGCCCTACAGCACCCGTAATGGGAGAAGTTAAAGCTCCTACTCCGGCTCCTGTAACTCCTCCAATCCCTTGACCAATCATTTCAGCCGCTGGACGTAAAAGATATTGAGAAAGTTTTCGACGCATCGGATAGTCTTGGTAGATATTTCCTGCCATCGGGTCAGAACTCGGGCCACCTGGGAGTGTCGCCCGATTATAAGTCCCTGGCGGCACAGCTACTCCGTGACCACCCATAGCAGCGGCATTGGCTTTGTTGGCATCTTCTGGAGCCATTCCATCAATTAGAGCTGAAACGACTTGGCGTTTATCTACGTCAGGATGAAGTCCTGAAAAGTCAATTCGTATTCCCTTATTCGCCTGTTTTGCTTGACCAATCATATTGAGAACGTCCTGAGTTGGGCCGCCTGTAGATGGTGGAGGTTGCGGCGAACTCGTCGCCGGAAGTTGCGACGGATCAATGAGGGCTGTATCGACCACTAGAAAATGCTCACTCCGCTTGTGCTTGTTATGGAACCATCCCCTCCTACAGCCGGAGGAGGATTGATACCACCGAGATCGGAATTATCCAACATCCCTGGCGGGATCATGCCCTGGGCTCGATACATGGGGCTTAACATCTGTTTGTGCATATCAATTTGAGATTGATTTTGTTTCATCTGAGCCGCAATCGCCCCTACTTTGGGGTCTTGCAGATATTGCCCGATATCGCCACCCCGCCCGATTAAGGCCTGTATTGTCCCACCTACACCACCAGGAACCTGAGAAGCCAACCGACTTTGTTCGCCCGTAAGTCTTTGAATCTCATTTTCATGGAGCGCAATATTAGAACTAAGGTTTTTACCACCGAAAATCTTTTCCTGTGATTGTGTTCTCGCATTGGCGACATCTGCCGCACGCTGGCTTGCTGTATTTCGTTCATTGATCCCCGCATAACCTAAAGCTCCGCGCTGAGCCAACTCTGTGGATTTTCCTAGATAATCCAACCCTTCTTTAGGAGTAGCCCCATACATCGCCGCTGTCATTCCTTCCGGCCCAATCTGTTGTTCCATGTCATGGCCTTGCGGAGTTGAATTAATCATTCGCGCTATAGCTTCCGGTTGTTGCATTTGACGCTTGATCCCATAACCCCGTAAATAACCACCAAGAATATTCTCTAAAGCATTTCCTCCGGCCTCTGTTGCCTGTAAAGCTTTACTCGGTTGGCTCTTCGCTTGCGCCAACATCTCAAAAAGTCGATCACTGGCCATAAGGACTTCCTCCATATCCATAAGGTGAACCTTGATAAAGCGACATCGGGCCATAGTTAGGCCCTGGTTGATAATTGGCTGGAAGTTGACTTCCTGAATTCATCCCTTTCATCCCATAATATGTCGCCGCTGTTTTTCCGACACTGCCAATTCCTTGCATGATCTGTTGAAGTAAAGAGGGTTTATTGAGTGCCGCTGTTTCTTCTGCTAATTGACGGTTTTGATTGTAATCCCGTTCGGCAAGTGTATTTTTGTAGCCCGTATCGCCAAGCACCCCACCAAGACTTGCCTCAAGATTGCCTTGATCTAATCCCTGCTGAACGCCTAACCGTTGACCGCCATAACTATTGGAGCTTGGAGCGCGGCCTAATGCCGCCATATCCCCTGCCTGCCGTTGTCGGGCTTGGCCGTAGATGTTATTGATTCCAGCCGTTCCCGAACCGCCAATCGTGCTTAAAGCATCTGTCAAATCTTGCGGCATCTTCACGCCGCCTGCCATTAGTGCCATGTGAATCTCCTCATAAGAATGATGCTCCGACTGCCGCAAGAGGGCCAATAGAACCAATTCCCTGGAACACTTGATCTAAAGTCGACGGTTTATTTAGGCTCCCAATCAAATTCGCCAAGTCATAAGACCTCTGGAAGTTCTTCTGATTCAGCCAATCCTCTGACGGAATGCCGCCAAGACTTGTCGCTAAGTTGCTTTGAATCCCAGAAAGAGCTTGTCCTTCCTGGGCGTTCAAATCCCCTAGCGGATAATCGGACACGCCGGACATTAATCGCCCAGATGCCGCTTGTCCCGCTACGGCTCTCTTTTTGGCTTGAGTATATTGATCGGTTGTCTGAGCCGTTTGAGCTTGCGCCTGCTGTCCTAAAACGTCTTGGAGCGTTTGAGGATTGTAATCTGAGAAAAGGCCATTTGCCATTAGGTTAGGCTCCAATACCGAAGGGAACCATCTACCTTCGTATAAATTCGAAGTGCCGTCTTGTCCAATACAAGTTCGCACTCTCCTACATCCTTAGCCAATGGCGGGCTCGAAAGCGAAGTCTTGATCCGTTTCGGCTGAAAAAAGCGATAGAGATCATTGAAATTCGTGAAGATGCCGGATTCGGTCTGGAAACCACCCGACTTCGATACCGTAGGTTGCGGGAGTACGCTCATTTTATACTTCCTCTCGAAGAATCCATTTTGTAATAGAAAATCAAACGGTGAACTTCAAAGGGTTGATCGACGCCATTGGTTCGGAGCCGGAACCGAATACGGTCTGTGTTCACCGTGTCCGTGTTTATTTTCTTGGTGTAGCTCGGAGCAAACGTCGAAGGCGTCAAATCAACGGGAAAGTCATCCCAGGTATTGCCGCGATCAATGGAGAAACCCACCTGCAAAGAATATGGCCCTGATCGTTCGACTTCCACAAGGATTTCGATGGGATTAATATAGAACCCTCCGAAGGTAAAATCTCCTGTTTGGAAATAAGAATCAATGGCTCCCCCGTTCTTGGAATGGCCCGTATCAATCTGAAAAATGGAACCATCTTGACTTGACCCCGCGTACAAACTATCTTGGTAGCGCGTGAAGGACAACAAAGGAAAATCTTTCAGTTGCCACGGAGAGCCAAATGTTTTTTTGCCACGGATTAGAACTGTATCATTCGCTGTTGCGCCTGGCCCAGCGGCGGCCATCCAATAGCGGTTTCGCCACACATAAGAAGCCACATTTTGAAGGACTTGGAACTGGACTCCTGACCCTTTGACCCAGTTGATCGTCACGGAGCTTACAACAGGCAAATGCGTAGCATCCCCATTTAAGATTTCGATCTTGAACTGAACAAACTGATTCGCAACAGCCGCTGAGATCACGCCGCCAGGAACAATCAAATTCCAAAGGGCTCCCGCGATCCCGCCTGAAGTCGTCGCCGTTCGATAGTAAAAGTTGCACTGAAGCGGAAGCGTCCGATCCGCTTCAAAAGGACCCCAAGCAAAAATGGAACCACCTGTGTCATGAATCGCCGAAAGATACAAAGCAGGAAGAAAAGCTGTGTCTATTGTCGGCGTATTGGCTCCGTCGGATGTGATGTTCACTCCCCACCGCAAATATCGCTTTAGAACTGACCCAATCGCCGCGCCATTGACGACAGCGACTTCGGCATCCCAGGCTATGCCGTCAGCTGAACTTTGCGTAAAATAAGCCGTGGTTTCGCCATTCAATGTCTCCACGGCATTGAAATTCCCGAAAGAAGTAGGAGCAATACCAAGGTCTAATTTCTTGGATGTGAATTTCCCAGTGGCATTATAAGCTGTTTGAAAAGCTTGGATTTCTGTAACCGTCGCTGTCGTTCCAGGCGAACCACCAATCGCTCCGACAGTCATTACAATAGTAATTGTTGAGGTGAGTGTGGGCGTTAACTGGATGTTCGTATCCATAGGCGTGATATTAGGAGAAGCAAAAAGGATTGCATTACGCCCACCCAGCACCGTAATGGAACCACCATTATCAACGCCTGTCGGTAAGATGCCTGGCGATTCTCCAGCTTTACTGATTTCAACAAAACTAGAAAAGCCACCCCGAATATGTGACTTTAAAATAACTCTGGAAATAGTCATAGGAAATGGAAATGTAATAACAAATGTCCCTGCCCCATTGCCGCCATTTATTCCAACAGCATTATTCAAATTCCCATCTGTGATAAATGAGTCAGACCCTATTTTGGAAGCTCCAAGTCCAACTTGGATAGTTAATGTTGCGGGTTGGTTCAAAGCTACATTCTTAGCGGAAACACCAGCTCCCGAAACGGATAATTGAATAAAACCTGGATTGTTCACCAAATCCAAATTGGTTTGCGTGACTCCAGCTTGGAAATCGGCTTGCGAATCATCTGCCGCCTGAAGCGTGACACCGTTATTAACAACCAAATCCGTCGGCACGGTTCCAGCGTTAAAATCAAGCGTAGAAGCCACTTCCCAAAAGAGATTGTTGACGTTGGGCTGCTGAAGCTGATTAAAACCAAAAGAGGTTTGGGAAGCTGTCGCCGGATCAATGATATCGGAAATGCGCTGGGTTTCTTCCCCGTCGAACACGTAAAGACCATCTATCCCAATTAAATGCACGAGGCTATCTAAAATACCAAGCGATTCATTGAAACGGCATCCCGTCGAAGCCCTGGTTTTAACGCGGGTATAGGTGTATTCGTCATAACCCACCAACCGCCAAATCGAATACTGCTTGAAAAAGTGGAGATATCCGCGATAAAGAATCATCCCCGTCAAGAAATCCGCATCCCCTTCCGAGACTTGGAGCGTATTGGAAGCAGGCCACGCGCTCGCATTGTCAGGCGCAATAATGTTCGCAGCAACATCCGTCAAAGCCGAAAACGCCGTCTGAGACCGATTGGACGGGATATGAGCCATCCACACCCGTTCATCGTGGTAGGCAATATAGCGACCCCTGGGAACGTTTGGAGTGCCGCCTGTCCCGTCTAAAACGGATACTACCGAACCATCAAAAACCCTTACGGCATCAGAACCGTTCGTGAGCCAAAGCTTATCACGAACCACAAGCCCGCGAAGCTGAAACACCGACGACAGACCAGTGATAATCGTCGTCCAATTCTGGAAATCAATCGTCGTCCAGACCGTGGCATTGTCAGAAGCCACAAAGGTTTGTGTGCCAGAAGAAGTCTTGAAATAGTTGATGCAAAATGTGGGAGGAAGATTAGACGGGAGTGCCCCGACTTTCAAATAACCAGGAGCCGTAATCACCGATCCAGGTTTCTCATCCACCCAGACATTTTTGGCGTTCGGTGTTTGGCCCTGCTTCAACTTTGTCGAACTAGGGGCTGTGGCAAGCGTCAGCCATTCCTCAATATCAATGATCTTCGCTTCTTCAAGAGCGGCTGTCATCGGTCCGTCTCCACGGTCCAAATCGGCGCGGACGCCGAAGGTAAATTGATCGCGGGGGCATCATAACCGTCTTGGCCATATCCGCCTTCTCCGTACCCCACTTCAGGAATGGTTGTCCCGCCTCCGACATTCACAATCGAAAAATTGCCGTTCAATGACGGCTGTACCGTCCAGAGGGGTTGACCATTCACTGCAACAGGCGAAAAAGGGCCGCTCATTGGTTTCGCTCAGGATAAGACCAACCCCAACGAAAGCGCAAAAGGTCGTCACCATACTTCTGCAATTTGCTTTTCAAGGCGTCCATGTGCTGCTTATATTTCTGCAAGTGCATCTCCGATTTCTTGTCGTTGCCGAGCTTGTAATCGCATAGAAACGCAGCGTAGAACGGCAAACACATCTGAAACGCCGTGTGAATGTCGGGAACGTCCGTGTCAGCGGCAATCGTCGCGGGAAGATGAATGTACTGGACTTGGAGGATGTAGCCCGTCTGATTGGCATCAGGTGCGGGATAAAGCCCGACAGTATCGTTATTGAACCGATAGGCGATCTGAGGCGTGGAAGACGGGTCTTGTTGCCAGGACGGAGAAATCTGGCCCAAATCGGCGCGGTCTAAAACAATGATCTTCTGCTGATTGAAGTAAACATCAACCAAAGCAATAAAATCCGTAGGGAGCTGATACAACGCCTGATTCGGAACGGCTGTGGCCTGATCTACCTGCTCCGGCCATTCCATTTGAGAAGCCAGAAATGTCAACGCCTGATTCAGATAGTCATTGATCTCTGAATCCGTGAAATGTGAATTGGTATTATCCTCTTCGAGGATATACCGCCGGACTTGCGTCCGAAGCGTTGCAAGTGACGACATTATAAACCAATGACGCTACACGCCCTCTGAACCGCGATAATGAACTCGCGGATGTTCGTGCGGTCCAGTTCATTTTTCTTCTTCTCATTCTCAAAACCCTGCTTCGATTCCATGTAAACCTGCCGTTCTTTTTGGAATGCCTGAAGCATGGTCTGGAACTCGGTTTTGTCTTTCAGGAGTTGAGATTGCTCGTCTAAAGCATCCTGCCGGATTTTCTTTGAATCAGCATCGCGTTTTCCGATGTAAACGTCATAGTCCGCAGATTTCTTATTGATTTCTTCCTGAATCGAATCCCGCGTAGTCGTCAATCGCTTGGTCTCTTCTTGAATATACGCCAACCGATTCTCCGCTACCACCAGTTGTTTCTCGATGTCTTTGGCTGTCTTTAGAGCTGTCGTCAATTCCTGAGGCATGGTCTTCTCCTATTTCGGGAAGAAGTAACTTTTCCCAAGTTCCTTCGAGTAGTAAAACTGCCTTTTCTCCGTGGGATGCCAACGTCGGTCTTTGATATCCCTGACATGGGCCGTGGAACCCCTGGGGTCAGAGGGGTTCTCGTGCCCAAACTCAAAAAGCCTGCACCCGCTAGACTCAACACCAGATGCGCATATATGGCAGACCCAATCATCACCCATGAGTCGAAAGGTGGCGGCAGGCTTAAAGCACTTTGGACATATCCCATCATTCATAGTCAAAACAGCCCCAGGGAAGGGAGATGTTTGCTCCCTTCCCCAGGCTGAATTTAGTTCCCTGACAAACCACGTCCTAATTCAAACGAGATCGTCGCTTGACCCGTAATGGCAGAATCAATCACCATGAGCCCGTTATCGAAAATCAACGGAGGATCAAACGTAATCACCGTATTTGAAGAGCCACCGACTTGGTAGAACAACCGTGGTCCAAGTTGAGTGGCGTTTGGAGTTGTGAGAGTCGATGTAATGCCAGAAGCACTGTTGCTATCAAACATGACAAGAAACTCTGACGCTGCGCCGGAACCCATAATTACCTGGTAAACAGCCCCAGGCTTCTTAATGACCGCAGGCGTAGATTCCAACACCGTGAAGGCCGTAACAGATGACGGCGACAAACTAAACGGCGTTGTAAAAGACGCCTTAGGAGCGCGAACTCCCACTGTCGCCTGAACAACTGCCACCATCCCGAACGTTAAGATGAGCCCTACAAACAACTTATTGAAGTTTTTCATAGTTCCCCCTTATGCGTTCGTTGACACGATGACGGCGTGATCGGCACGGAGTTGAGCCACGCCATACAGAGCACTTCCTGCATAAGGCTGGCTGAACCGCACACGAGCAAACTTTTCCATCGTGAAGTTCTTTTGCATCACCACACCAATCGCTTCCTTGTGGGCGAGCATGTTAAAGCGAATCGACGCGGTGTTGTTCACCAGCGGCGTCACTGTCACAGGCGTCCCATAAAGACCCGTAATGCGGCCCCCTTCAATCTGAAGGCCCTTGGTGAATCCTGTCGTGTTGGCCAAAACAAACTTGTCCACCGACAGAATGTCCGCTTCGGCCACCGGCGCAATAATCCAGTTCCGATCCTCTTTTGGGATTTTGTTGTCATCCAGAGTTCTCTGGGCGAGCAGAATCAAGCCGTCCGCGAACGGCACAGCACCGCCTTGGTTAAACGTCCAAGTGCCGGATTGCGCCAAGTTCAGAACGTCAATGTCCTGCTGTTGAGAAATGGCTTTGCCAAAAGCATCGGCAAATTCCGCTTCCCAATCCAACACCGACTGAATCCCCGCAATATCTACGAGGTCAGCGGGCACAGCCTTCCACGCGTTAATAACAATCGTTTTATCCGTCGGGATAACCTGATCGTTCGTAAACGTGCCGTCCGTGGTCGAGATGTTCTGAACCGCCAAGACGGGAAAGATTTGGAAGTGGACGGTATCGCCCATCTTCGTAATCGCGCCTTTGACATTCGGATCACCTTCGACTCCGTTGATAAACAACTTCCAAGCCTTTGATTCTGCGTATCGGGCTTTAAGGGCTTTGACGCGCCATAACTTGGGTACTGATCCCGCTACGTTGGATAATCCTGTTTCGTTAGCCATACTTGGCTACCTTCGACTTTATTTAGATTTACCTCACACGTCCTTCTTTATTAGCGGATTCGAGTTCCGCAATGAGTTCATTCCATTTCGGATTAGTGGGGGTTTTCTCGATCTGGTCTAAGGTCGCGTCGTACTCGGCCTTCGTCCAAATCTTACGGCCAAACCCTGTCCCTGGAGGTTGCCCCTGAACGCCTGATGCTCGTTGCTTCGCAAGCGATCTGTCTCCCACCCCGCGTTGCGCTTGGAGTTTAAGCCAAGCATAGTCCGCAACCCATTGAGGCGAAAGATGCTGTCGGTTAGGCAATGACTCAATAATCTCGATCAGGTCTTCATCATCTGACGGATCGTATCCTTTCTGAGAACGTATGAATTCGGCGGCTGACGCCTGTTCCTGACGTAACTGCTGTTGCGCGTATTCCTGCTCACGGGTCTGATGAAAAGCGTCCATCAACCCGCGATTCTGCTCTCCAATCTCATCACGGATTTCGTCCCGCAGAGACTGAAGCCGCGCTTCAGGGTCTTGCCAGAAGTTCGCTGGCGTCTTGGCAGTCCCAGGTTGGCGTTGGCGATTCAGGTCTTCACGTAACTGTCGTAACTCCTCCCGCATTTGCTCGGAAGAAGAAAGTTGCTCACGTAATTCCCTGCGCTGAGCTCTCAGTTCTTTGACTTCATCCTGAATGCTCCAGCGTTTGCGCCCACTTCCAGCTTGTTCCTGGCCACCTTCGGCGGTGGATTGCTCCCCGCTCGCGTTCGTTTCTTTGGTTTCTGAGGCCGCGCTCTCAGTGCCAGTTAACGGCTCTGGCGTTGCAGTTTCGGCGGCTCCGAGGGTCGTTCCACCCCCGACGGTTAGTGTCGTATCCATTCGTGGATACCTCGCATTTCCCCAGAGAATCTGCTCTGGTTCAGCATTAGTCGCATTGGTACATAATCGTCACTGAAGCTCCTTGCCCAACCGTCGAATACGTCAGACCACCAGGTGAGGTGGAAGAATACACGTCATAGTAATAACAACCCGTCGCTAACGTACTGATGTTCGCAATGGGATTGATGGCCGCTGAAGAAGAAGCAAAAACAATCACATCCGAACCAGCCACCGCCGTCGCAGAACTCACACATACGCCGTGTAAAATGGCATGGCTCCCCACATTCGTCTGAGGACAAAGATTTTGCGTCGTGTCTACCGTCAGTGTATTTGAACTTCTCCACACCCCAGGCACGGCATAGGAAAAGGCGTAACACATAAAGGCAATGAACGCCGAAAACAAACCGATAAAAATCCCTCTCTTCATTTCATTTCTCCTCTCAGTTCCTTCAAAATCTCCGCGCCCGTCTTGCCGTCCACCACAGGGTCAGCTCCTTCTCCCTCTTTTTCCATTTGAATCACCGCCCGATCCAGTTGCCCGATGGCCAGATCAAACCCCTTCAAAATCCCTGCCTGATACCGCCAATTCGATTCCGAACCTTTCGACGCGGCTTTCTGCATCCCGATCATCACCTGCGCGTACTCGTGCGCCCATAAGGCCTGTAATTTCTTGTAGCCTAAAAGTCCTTGCAACATCTTCAAATCGTAATAATCCGTCTTTGCATCGCTCATGGTGTCGCTCCCGCCATTGAAACTTGCGCCTGTCCTTTTGCCGCCGCCCCTAAATCTCCCGCCATACTTCGTATACCTTCGGCTCCCGTCATGGCTTGCCCGACCTGATCCATCGCCGTAGGCGCACCCTGGCTAGGCCCACCAGGACCAGGAGCACCGCCTTGGCCTAGCATCGGCATAGGAGGCATCGGCGGCAAAAATACGGTCTTAGGGTCAATCCCAATACTCCGCGCAAACTCGCCAATAAACGGCAAGAGATTGATTTGGCCGATCTGCGGGTTCTGAGAACGGATAGAAGTCACGGTCTGAAGAAACTGCAAAAGGTCTTTATTCCGCTGCGGCCTGAAATCTTTGTCTGTGACGATTTTAATAATGACTTGGGCATCGGGAGCGATGTCGGAGGGGAACACACGCTGTGGACTTTGATCGGGGCCGACAGAGCTCACCCAGAACGGCTGGTCAAGAAACGTGGCATTGTTTTCATGGCATTTGGATAGGTGTTCGCGCACCAACGGTTCAGCAATAATCTCCGCCATAACCGATAGCCGCCGGACGGCTTCCGACTGCGCTATCGAAGACTCGGTCGCGGTGGCTTCCGTAACCAAAGCCTGAAGATTATCTGTAGCCCCCGTTGTTGCGCGAAATTCGTTTTTCATCAAATCTTCCAGCATCTTGCCCATGTTCACACCCTCTAATTGAGGGCGTATTGGTTTGAGCCCTTCAGCATCGTCAGTTTCCACAACTCCCCAGGGCTTAATTCGGAGTTGGGATGTCTTGATATTCGCCATCCGACTGGCAATCCACATATTGAATAACGAGAAGGTAATCGTATCGTGCATCCGTCCACGGTTACTATTGAGTTCAGGTTGTAGGCTTTCAGCGACACGACCCACCCCATAACCGTATGGTTCCAATTCAAACTCGTTGAGGTGGGCGAAGACAAAAGGGCGTCTTTTATAAGGGCTTGGATGCGCACGAATAATGTGTAAGTCATTGATTGTCGTCACCACCCATTCCTGTCCATCCGGCAAAGGATTGTCGTTCAACGGCCCGTAATATGTGACCATATAAAACACATGCGAGACATTCGCCGTCGTGGGTCCACCCGTAAAGCTGTAATACCCCGCCGCCGCCAGTCGCGAAATCACTTCCGGCGTCATGTTCCCATATTGTTTGGCCGAATCGACGACGTTCTGTATCGCGTTCGGGTCCCAAACGTCCGGCATCTTTTCCGCTAAATCATTCAGCATATCTTCCGTCACAAAATCAATCGCCGCATGCCATCCCGATTGGGAAATGTCAATGCAAAGAGGGTCAAAGGCGATCTGCAAAAGAGAACGCGGGACAAAGTCTGTAGCTTCAAAGTACGGCCTATTACTCACAAAAGGTTCCTCGCAAGCCACGGTTCCCATTAGGGCACATGACCGTAAGGCCTTTAAAAGCTTACGTGGATATTGGGTCACCGTCTTCTGCCATTCCAACACCGACTCCGATTTGTAAAGTTGTTCCTGGTCTACGAGGGGATTGTGGGAGAGAAGCTGAAAGTTGGGTTGCGCACTCGTGAGAGCGCGATGAAGGAAAGTCGCAATGGCTTCGGTAGCACGAGTTGTTTCAGTAACTTGCGGATTTGCGAATCCGTCCAATGCGCCGGAACGCGGAGGCTTAACCAACCGCCAGAAATCGGCGTATGTATTGAAACGGTAGAGCTGCGCGACCAAGCGGGAATGCCAGTAATCGATTTTCTCTTTGATCTCATAATGGGCTTTCCCTTCGAGCTTGTAAAGGGATCCTTCCATCTGCGGGTTGCCGTTGTCGAGAATCCCAGGCGAGCCCGTCATGGCCCCCTGGCCAGATGTGCCGCCGTCGGTTGTGCTCACAGATATCCCGCAGGCGTGTTCTCAATGTCCAGCCCCTCGCTCACGGGCTTAAAAATGCTTGGAATCGTCATCTTGTGGCCTTTCATCTGCTCCAACTTCTCGGCGGCAATGGAGGCCATGATCTCCTTCTGACTCAAAGCCTCATCACTTTTCTTTGGCGTTCCCATGAACAGTTCAAATTGGAGCATCTCCACAAGATAATGAAGCGCGTCCACCAAATCATCATTCCCAAGATCATCCGGCTTCTCCATCGCTGTGTCTTTCCACTCATAAGCCATAATCTGTTTGCGAAGCTTCGGGCAATGGATATCATCAATCACAAGGCGATTCTCGGCCAGAAGCTGCTGAATCATCGCCCTAGAATGTTTCTTATCTCGTGAGCTTGGGCCTAACGGCGAAATCCCCGCCTGCCGGAAATGCCACATCACGGTCAAGCCCTTCATCGCGGGGTCTTCCTTGGCCGCGTCATGGCTTATCGCCGTGCGCTTGATGTTCTCCCGCGCTGTCGTTTGATTTTTTATGACTTGAGCCTGGGCAGGAGCCGACATATTGTTTTGAGCGTATTCTCTATAAATATGGAGCGTTCGGTTTCGGACAAAACCCCAGAGACTTCCCGTGTCATCTCGCATCCCCCAATCGACCGCTCGGTAAGCGTCAAAGACCCCAGATGGCCATTCAATCCGTCGGACGTGACGTAAATCTGAAAACGCGCTGAATACGCGACCGACGGAAGATTCGTACTCGGCCAGATATTCCTGTCGCCAGACTTCCTCGTTGTCGCATCCGCGTCGGGCATCGTCAATCTCCTTTCGGTCAATATGCGGATTGTCGAAAACGGAAAAGTGAAAAACATCCCATTCCTTATCGCCTTGGGCAATCAAACGTTTGGCTTCCTGCTCCAAATCATAGAGCCAGTTGAATCCCTTTGGCGTGCCGATGAAAAGAGCAGGAGCCTTTCTCGGCATCAAGTTCGGGCGTATGACTTCATACCAGGCCTCGCGTTTATGAAAAGCCGCCTCTTCGAAAATTACGTAATCGGGCGCGGGACCGCGCAGGGAATCGGGATCGTCCGATCCCATCAAATACAATTGGCTCCCATTTTTAAGCGTAATCACTAAATCGGTGTCATTGGGTTTTTTGCCGAAAGCGTCCTGCGGAATTATTTTTTTATAGCTGGCCCAGGAAATCAATTTCGCCTGTTTGTAACTGGGGCTCACCGTCCACACCACAGAGTTGGGGGGGCCTAAGTGATCGAGAGCCTGGTGCTCGGCGAAGGTGGTCTTCCCGAATTTACGTCCGGCACGAACGATTTTAAAACGAGCCGGAGACTGTTTGATCTTGAACTGCGCTTCCGTGTAGGTGAACGGCAGACGGAAGATTTTCTTCCGGCTCTCGGATGTGGGGAGAAGGTTCAATAGCCGCCCACCTTCGACATCGCTTTCTCTAGTCCGCCTTTCGGCTTCGGAATCTTCTTGCCCATCTGACGCTGTTCCGACAGGCCAATCGCAATCGCTTGCTTGCGGTTGCGTACAACAGGACCGCCAGAAGAACCTGAATGCAAATGATCGCCCTTAAACTCATCCATCACCCCCGACATTGATTTAGGCATTGTTGTCTCCTACCCATTGCTGCGGTTGAGGCGGTAGCGGTTTTGAAAGCGGCTGCACCCCATATTTTTTCCTGATAAGATCAAGCCGCGCCTGATCGCCAATCATCTTCTGAACAGGACTCAAAGCCTGAAACAAGGTGTCGTTTAACAACGGCTTCGGCGGTACAGGGCTCGGCGTCACATCTTCTCCGGCGGCTCAAAGTCCGTCACTTCGGGAAACTTGTCTCGGTGCTGAGCCGTAATCTCTTCGGCGGCGGGGTTGTATTCGAAATGACCCAGCGTCTCGCCCTCACGATGGAAATCCTTGGGGTCGTCCCATTCTTCCTTCCCGTGCTCGCTGTTGTCAACCGTCTGCTTGGGAGGCATCATGGTTTTTTACCCTCCAAATGTTTTTGACGTTGCCTTTGCCATTCATCTTTTTGTTCCTGGCTCATCGCCGATTCATTCGGCGGTTTCGTCAACACCGTTTCGTTCCCGCGATGGTCAATGTGCGTCACTCGATGCTTTTCATCAGACATTTTTGCCTCCTCCTCTAGGATTGAATTTTCCGTAGCCGGACTTTTCTCCCCTGGTGTTCGGAACCCTGTTCCCGACCGCATTCTCGCCTCCGCGATTAGACGGCCTGCCAAGAACATTGCTGCCGATCTTGTTCATCGCACGACCCAAAGGATTGTCGCCCCTGGTGTTGGGCGGTGAATATCCGTTGGCGTTCTCGCCACGCCCGCCAGGATGTCGGGTGTAATCCGTCGCCTTCGACATCATCTTCCCGTGGGGACGGCCTTCTTCTCCGGCAGGATTATAATGCGCTCCCCTGGATTTTGGAGTCTTGGAATGAGAATAACGGTCAAAATCACCAGGAATGTAGGAATTCCGACCCTTGATCGCCTCTGACAACGGATCGGGCTGGCCAATGTTTCGAGATTTCGACATGTTGAATCGGACAGGGGTTCTCGGTTCCGGCTTCTGGTAATCGTTCCCGCGAGCACCACCTTGATACGGCGTGATAGCCTGCTTTCGTTCCGGCATTAAGGTCTCTCCTCGCTTTCAAAGACAATCTCTTCGTTGGAAAAGGTGTGATGCACACGCTCTATCTTCGGAATCACCGCCGACTTCAACTCCTTGTACGCCTCCATCTGCTCCCGCGAGGGCTTAAACGGCTCCCGAACATGCGTCACCGCTAAAGGCGCAAAACAACGCCTGCACGTCAGAGCCGACGCCAAATCGTCATCCTGCCGCTCCGCGTACTCATAGCTGTTGAAACGGTTGGCATATCCGCACCCGCATAGGCCCTCATACCATTCTCTGAACCCCTCCATCGCGTCCTTCCCCCACCGAATCAAATACTCCGGCGTCAATCCCGCCTTCACAGAATACTCCTCCAACTTCGAGGTCAGATAGTCGTTGAACTTCCGTGAGTGCAAAAACGTTTTCCCCCACTCCTCGTCTTTGGATACGGACATCGCAGCGGCATGAACATTCTTCATTTTTTGAAGCGCAAGAAGAAACTGCATCTGAACAGGCGAGAACACAAAAAGTTTTCCGGCCACAGCAAGACCAATCACTTTGGTCTCGCCGCCAATAATCAAGGCCGTCGAATTTTCGGTGGGATGCTTGTCGCTCAACTTGTACTAGATATAACGGAGTTTTTTTACGGTGTCAAGAAGATTTTGAAAGGTCGCCTGTTTCTACGTCGATGTCCGAAAGCGTCACTATCATCTTCGCCTCGACCGCCCCCAACATCCGATCCCGCTCTAAGGGCGTGTACCAACCCGCTATCCGCGTGATGGGAACGCTGCACTTGGCGCAGTTCGCGTAACACTCTTTTTTGGTATTTAAACTCGGACTGTGCTCACACCGACTCACCAGCCGCCCTCGGAGGTCAAAGGGTTATATCGCGGATGTTTCGCCTTCCCGAACTCCCTGTCTAAAGATTCTTCGACGTGATTCTTGTGACGGTCCCACGCCTCAAATTTTATCTTCACCACAATAGGTTTCCTCCGCTTCTCTCGTAATCCGTGGTCTACCATCGACTTCTCCGTCTTGCTCTTAGAAACCACCGGACGAATATTCCGCGTCATGACACCGAACGCACCGCCGCCAGGTCTTGTTGTGCTCTATCTCCCAAGAGTGGCCAAAAGCTTTACACCACAACTCCCAGAACCAAGTCATACGTCAGACCCGTCAGACAAGGGAATCTTGGCGCGGTATTGTTGGGACTCGTCGCAGTACTGACACCAACGACGCTCCCGGCAAGTGCCGTCGGGTTGAGGATCGTCTTCCCAAGGGCTCCATTGATGACGACCGCGCCAACGACACCAAAGGTGAATGCAAGGCATTTGACGGCCTGTCGGAGAACATTCAGGACATTGGGAATTCTCGGAAAGTTTGTGGTGGGGTTTAGAAACTATAACGGCCTGTGGAGGCGGAGGTCCCCGCCGTGGCGGGGGGGGTAGCTTGGCTAGAACTGGATTGAAAAGACGCATCCTAGTCTCCCAATCCTTCACCGTCATGCCGAGGAAGCTCTCAAAAGCTGTCATGAAATTTGCAGTTTGATGCGTGTTCTAGGCATGATCTTAATAAAACTTCCGATAACGTACATTATATTTCATAATTCAGTAGACGTTGGTGTTGACGTTATGGGATTAGCTATTTCATGGATTGGTTTTTCTAGTCCACCGTAAAGAACTAGCGGAGCCCCATCCGTCATCATGAATCGTCCCGTGCGAACGGTTTTGCAATAACGACAATACTGCGCGAATTGTTGTCTGTCTTTGGTGATGAACCGAAGTGAACCAAATTTATGTTGGCCTTGGTTGTGAGATGTTGGACAAGGAAAACTCATTCACCCTTTCCCATTTTTGTTAAGTCTAGTCCTGTCAAAGACTTTTGTCAAGCCCTTAGATGTAATCACTGATGAGAAATCCAGACTCCGCGCACGCCGGACAGAAGATCGCGCCGCCGCAGTAATGCCAGAACCAGATCACGCCCAGCCCAGCATCTGCGCATAAAGCTGTTGGCGAACTTCATCATACCAATCGCACTCATCGCCACTCGCTTCACCTGAGAGCCAAAACCGAATGGTATTGCCCAAGTTGATTTCGTCCATCACCCCGCCCTCACTTTCTGGGTTAGACACCAGTTCGTTCCCGCAGACCAAAATACAAATCGTTCCCCGTTCCGCATACCAACCCCTTTAGGGGTTGCGGACGGGAACGGTTTTGGATGGCTAGTCGTTCCCATCGTTCCCACCCGTTCCCGCGTATTCGGGAACGACCCATTTGTAGCCGTGTTTGATCAACAAACTGCGCTCCACAAGGATATCAAAGATGCGCCCGTTAGTCTGTCTTTTGCCCTTACAATGGTTCAAGGTTTGCTCTTTGGACACCGGCTGATGATCCCGCACATAGGTCAGGAGCGCTTCCGATTTATCGGCAAAGTCCTCTGATTCTTCTAGGTTGACCATCTCTAGTGTCGTAGACCCGCTTACTTCATCGACGATACGCTTGATTTGAATTGGACTTGGCGATTCCGCGTCACGAAACTGAAATGAACAGGATGCAGTCGTAGCATCTGGCTCACCTTCCATACCGATGATGCAATCTCGCCACGCCCACAAATCCGAGGTTCCGCGCATCCGTTCAAAGACTGGCTTTTTATTAGCCCCTTTGTCATTCAGATTCTTGGATAGGTGGTGGATCAAAACAACGCTAGTTTCAGCTTCGATATTGATACGACCGAACGAATCCAAAATGGGTTGCATTTTCTCTGATGAGTTCTCATCCACGCCATGAAACCGGCGCAAAGAGTCAAAGACGACGAGCTTTATGGAGTGGTGTTTGATAAAGGCAATCAGCTCTTTTTCGTGTTTTGGAATCTTCAAAAACTGCCGCGTCACGTGGTGGAACGAAACCAAATCCTCGCTATCCAACCCGCGCCCCTTGGCCATACAATGAATACGCCGCGCCAAGTTGTCAGGCGATGATTCTTCTTCGACTAATAGCACGGCCCCTGCTTTAACAGGATATTTATCCAGGCACGGCAAGCCAGTCGATACAGACAAGAGCATTTCAAGAGCCATCCATGTTTTTCCCACCCCAGGATTGCCTGCGATCAAGCCTCGCGCTTTGTCTACCCACAAGGATTCGATGAGCCATGAGATGACAGGCGTGGGCCGCGCCAGGAGTTCGGACATATTCTCGGACTTGAATGACCATCCTAATTTCCTTTGCTGTTCTTCCCGCACAAACCATTCGGGCGGCCCACTCCCAGGAAACTCTATGTCGGACACCGATTTCACTTCCGGCGCATATCTTCGAGTCGGTGCATGAGTTCCAAGTCAATGGGTTCGCCTTTATCCAGTTGAGCTTTTAAGATGGCGACAATTTCCTCAACGGTCAGCTTGTCATCAAGCATAAACCCTCCGCAGAAAATAAAACCCAGACGGACATAGCGGTACCCTGGTCGGGGTAAGTTAGCTATGCCGTCTGAGAAATGGGATTTTCGATGAGACCAGGGTACTCACGGTTAGAATTGTAGTTTGCGTTTACAGCGTTGTCAACCCCGTCTCACGCGGGGGGTCAGAACAGCACCTCTTGGGCCAGCCGTTTGACGGCGATCATTTAATAACGTCTATTTCTTCTAATGAATAATCATCTGCACTTCTGTAAGTTTCTTTTGCATATACGAGCGCATCGCGTTCCCGTAAAAATAATTTGTCCAAAGTGCGACAGACTTCTTTCTCGTTAAAGATCGCATAAACCCATAATGAACTCATAACGGTAAAACCTCCTGTCTGAGTCTGCGAACGGCGATTTCACAATACTTCTCTTCGATCTCGATGCCGATAGCTTTCCGTCCTAAATCTTTAGCGGCACGAAGAGTTGTTCCAGAGCCCATGAAGGGGTCGAGGATGACTTGAGGCTCAGACGCTAGGCCAATACACCACCGCATAACCTCGGTCGGTTTTTGTGTTGGATGATAACGTTCTTCTTTTTCTTTCATGTTCTCTTGAAGCATCCCCATCCAACGATGACGGAATTTACGAACAGCCCGATCAAGATTTGTCCAAGCCAACTCGCAATCAGCATAACCGTTATCGCCATTGTCTTTGTCCCAAACGAGCCAACACGAAGAAGGTGCAAGTGCGCCGAAATAGTTACCTCCCCATATAATAAATTCCCTAGAAGCATCAAATACAATTCTGAAAGTTTCTGCGGATGGAATCTTGTCCCATTTACCAATGCCATAATCTTTCGACGGTGCGACAGCATGGCCGTGTTGTTTGTTAGCTCGCAAATTTCTGTCTGCTCCAATCCCATACGGCGGATCAGTCAGCACCAGATCGACTTTAGGCACGGAAGGCAGGATATTCCTGCAATCCCCCAAGTAGATGTCAATGCCTGGTTCGGAGTAGTAGGGTTTCATCTCACGCCGTCGGGAGGGGTGGGTTCCTTCCCGCCGGAGGGTCAGGATAGATAATTCCAAAAACGACCTCGCAGATAGGACACCACACGCGAATACCATCAGCGTTATCTCGTTTGACCAGGGGATGTTCGTGGATAAAATTCATCTGTCGAATATCTGTCTCTCCGTCATGCCATTGGCCGTAGCCGTCTCGGTATCTCATCATTTCATCTCCCGCGATCCTGGGGGGTCATGTTTTCTTGCACCCACGCTCTCATTCTCTCCCATCGTTTCTCTGGTGTTTGATCGTAATACTCATCATTCAGAAAAGCGATTTCTCTAGCGAGAGCGTTTGCGATGTTAAATGTGGCAGAAACTTGGCAGGAATCATGGGGATCAACATCGTCTACTTTTAAAGACTTATATTTTGCAACGGCTCCGAGTGCACAGACTTCGCCTTCTTTCGATATTAATTCGTCTGTGATGAGTCGTTTTACTGGCATAGCATCAAGAGCATTTGCCATTTCGGAAAGTAGCGTCTGTCCTCGCTTGCCTTTGAGTGCAGAATTTACAGCTCCTCTCCATCGGATCAGATCCCATCCGTCGCAATCTTCGTTATAGTCGCTTCTACTCATTTTCTCCCCTTCCCCGTCCTCGGCGGGCGGCGGGTGGTCATGTCATCCACGGGTGTAATTCTTTCATGGCTTCCCTTGCCGCCGTACAAAGGCTCCAGTCGGCGGAGTTGCACCGCCTGTTCGGCCTACCGCTATGGACTGGCCTAGTCTTGCGCGGTCGTCGGCTCTGTCGGTTGCTGGACACTGGAATAAATACTTTCCGCTTCCTCACGACGGCTTGGCCTGGTCTATCCACTGAGCGATACGGCAGAGCATCCAACCGCATCCGAAAGCAATAAGAATAATTCTGCGGATACCAACAGGTGCATCAAGTTCTATCGCTGCTAGAGCCATGAAAAATATACCTGTGCCGATCACGGCTTGGCCTGTAGCCGTTCAATGGCTTCATGCAACAACCGAAGGGCTTTTTGTAAATAGGCTTCGGAAGCATATTCAGCTATAAACCATAATCCCTCATCTTTGGCTTGGCGCTCTACGAGCCTTTTGAGACTCTTAAGAGTAGTCACGGCTTGGCCTGGGCGAGCTGTCGGCATGGTCAGAGGGTACAAAATAGGCTATTGACTTGTCAACCTATGGTATGTTATATAAGGAATCAGGAGGAAACACAGAAATGACCAAGACAATCACGATTTCACTCAGTTTAGGCTCTGGCCCAAAAGCAGAGCTATTAGCTCGCCAAATCAAAGATTGGGCGGGTTCTATGCCTATCTCAAAAGCTATTCGGGAATTACTTGAAGCCCAAATAAATCCTACCAATGTTACATCCGAAAATATATCACAAGACCGTTGAACGATCTTGTCTTACTTGTAATAGACCATTTATGGGTACCAACAAGAAAAATTATTGTAGCTGTAAATGTACTCCATCAAAAATTAAGAAGAAGTTAGAACTTCGACCTGAACGGTGTGAAATCTGTTGTGAGAAGGAAGCTCGTCGTCATACTATCACTAAAAAGACAGTTAGACTTTCTCAAGACCATGACCATAAAACTGGTAAAAATCGCGGTTTTCTCTGTAATAATTGTAATGCCGCTTTAGGATATTTTAAAGATAGTTTATTGGTAATGGGAGCGGCAATCGAATATCTTAGAAGGTACTAAAATAGTTCTTGACAAGCTATGGTAAGGTATGGTAGACTATGGGTATGAAAGCTAAACTTCAGGAGGGTCAAATGAAAACCGAAACCAAGCCCGCGCCGACGCCGACGCCGTGGAAAAGAAATTGGACGGTATGGTTTACTGGAACTTCAAAAGCTGATTTCATAGAAGCGCATTCCAGAAAAGAAGCCATTGAATTATTCGCCAAAAAAGAAGGTGTGAATGTCTCTTCTTATATTCAGGCTCGACCTTCGACATTTATTGAATTTAAGGGAGGATTCTAATGAGAACCATCGTTAAACATATCCCTGGGTGCAATTCGACGGAAGCCCTTAAATGTAAAAAGCATCAAGTCGTTTTCTGCTCTTGTGAAGCAGGAGGGTTATGTCCCGATTGCGACATGGAAATGAAATGCAAACCGCTTGCAAATCATACTTCTCTCCCGTGGAAATATGTATCAGACTATGATGAAGCTTATATCGATGGTCCAGAACCATCACAAAAAGGGATGATTAATTTTTACCTTTGCGATACCGCAGTAGGCCATGCCAACGCCGCCTTCATCGTCAAAGCGGTGAACTGCCATGAGGAGCTTGTAGAAGCTCTGAAATCAGTTAAAGAGTCCTTGCTAGATATCCATCGTGACGATACGCTAGATGGTTGTTTGATGGTCATTGAAGATGCTCTCGCCCGCGGCGAAGGGAAGGACTCATGAACGACTTCGGGACGTGGCGTATCTCCTGGCCTGAGAAGCAAATCAGCTTCATCAGCTCGTGCCGTTACACGTTCGGGCTGTGGGTGGACGCGATCATCGAAAAGGGCGGATGGCCGCAAGTGACGCGGTTATGACCATCGAAGAGCACATGACGGAGCGCGTCAATAAAATGGAATTGGATATTGACCGATGCACGCCTCAGCAACGCGAATGGCTTCATTACATGCGAACGCTCGCGACATGGATGTGGATTGCGAAGGTGCGGCGCGAGCAAGCAAAATCGTGATCCTGCACAAGGAGCGCATGGTGTACCAATCGAAACTTCAGAAAATCATCTACGAAATCCGCCAAGCATGGTGGGACGTGAAAGACGATATCGGCGAGAACCTAGCCGTGTTGGTGGGTCTTGCCGTATGTGTCCTCATCTGCGCCGGATTCTGGGTCGCCGTAGTTGCTGTTCTGCAACTGGCGAAGAAGCATTGGGGGCTTGAATGACCGAAGCCGAGAAGATTGCGGTAAAAATATTGGTTCTTTTAGCTAAACAAAAGGACATCATTGACCGCTGCATTGCTTTGACGAACGAAGCGCAAACCGAATTACGCCACGCCCAGGAGGAACTTCATGGCCGATGAATCCGCAGGACACTATTGGAACCAAGCCGCGAAAGAACGCGAGGCTATGGAACGCCATGACACCGAACACCCTGGCGATCCAACGCAATGGTGGCAGGACTGCGAGATTTGTTTTGAGCGAGTACAAAAAAAGGAGACCAATCATGTCCATGTTTAAAGAAGCGGCCCAACAGCAAAGCTATTTAAAAGCTGGCGTTTATGCAGAAGCAGGAGCAGGAAAAACCTATACGATGTCGCTTCTCGCCATTGGCCTACACAAATACATCAAAAGCACAAAGCCCATCTGTTTTTTTGATACAGAAGCAGGTTCGGATTATGTATTTCCTACCTTGTTCCAACCGAGTGGCATAAAACTTGAAGTTGTGAAAAGCCGGAGCTTTGAGGATTTGATGGGCGCGATAGAAGAAGCCGAAAAAATATCAGACATTCTTATCGCTGAAAGTGTGACCCATGTTTGGGACGAACTCCAAACTGCCTATCGCAAAAAGAATGGAATCACTAAGCTAGAATTTCAGGACTGGGCCATCTTGAAACCTGAGTGGAATCGTTTTACCACTCGTTACCTCAACGCCAAAATGCATATTGTTATCGGGGGTAGGAGCAAGGATGATTATGAGTATGTTTCGGACAATCGGGGCAAAAAGGAACTCATTGTCACGGGTCAACGTATGGCCACAGAAAAGAATATGAGCTATGAGCCTTCCTTGCTCTTCGAAATGGGAAAGGTCATTGATCCTAAGACCAACTTCTGGATTCCCCGCGCTTGGATTCTGAAAGACCGTTTCAGCCAAATCGACGGCAAAGCCTTTGACAAACCGACCTTTGAAACTTTCCTCCCGCATATCAAGATGCTGAATTTGGGTGGCGTTCATGTGGGCGTAGATATGACTCGGACAAGCGAAAAGCTCTTTAACGCCGATGATGGACAAGCGGTAGCAGAAATTCGCAAGAAACAAACCCAATGGGTAGAGGAAATTGAATCTACACTTACTGCCGCCTATCCAGGACGAAGCTCCGAGGAAACGAAGAAGAAGCTCGACTTACTGAAGATGGCCTTTGGTGGCTATGCATGGTCAATTATCAAGGAAATGCCGCCTGAGAGTTTGCAAGCGGGACTCCTTAAAATCCGAGAAGCTATTACAGCAGACTTAGCCAAAATCGCTGAAAATGGAAAAGAACCCAAGAAAGATAAGGTAACAAAATGATTGTAGACACAGCAGGATTGTTTCCAGAAGGAAAAGGATTTGTTATGACGTGTTCGGGGATTCCCGCAGAACGAGTAACAAGAGGAACGGTATTCTGGGACTTTGAATTTGCAACCGAACTTGAAGGATCTCCCGCTTCTTATCGTGAATCTGTCCCGATATGGCTTGCTGGCCCCGTATTCAAAGCTCTTGGCTTCAAAGAAGTCGGCCCAGGACGCTACGATGTAGAGCCTACGCAAGCCCCCACTCGTAAACTTAAATGCGATATCGTGCATGAAGTGGTGAAAGATAAGCCCTATGCTCGCATGAAAAATATGGTCGCTATTGCCGAAGGCAGTTCTCAAGACGATCAAATTCCTTTCTAGTGGCCCGTAAAAAAGTTTGGAATGTTTGGGCCAAACTCAGAACCGCGACGCGGCAAATATGGATGTGGAGTCCGGCTAGGCGTGAAGCTTTAAAAAAAGCAAAAATAGGAAAAGGACGCGAAGCTCTTTATCAATGTGCTGTATGTCCAAAGCAAGTGCCGCACTATTGCGTGGATGTGGATCATGTCATTCCTTGTGGTGAGTTTTCTAATTATGAGCAATATGCGGAATGGTGTTACAGACTTTTCGAAGGAGAACTAAGGGTGCTCTGCAAACCTTGTCACTTGGAGAGAAAATGAAACCCAAACCTGAAAACTGGAAGCAACGCGCCGCCTACTTTCAAAACCAATCCAGGGAAGCTCTCGAAGATAGGGATAAATGGGAGAAAAGTGCGTCAGTATCTGAAGAATTAAATAAAGTTCTTCGCATCGAACGCGATGCCGCCGAGCGACGGTATCAGGAGATGGTGGTAAAGGCGGAGATGCCAAGGCCCGAAAAGATCGTCGAGAAGGAAGTGTTGCCGTCATGGGTATCCCTCACATTGGCAATCATTCTTGCTTTTGAGATAGCTTATGTAGCCGGAATGACTCTTACTTTACAAATGCTTAAAGAACCCATCCTCTCGCCGTATCCCGTCTACATTGCCAGGGTCAACACCGAAGACCTAGCCATCTGCAAAGACGCCTGGCGCGAGAACGAGCGCGTGATCCGTCAACTGAAAAGGAGATTGAGATGAAAACTAAAATTAAGTTTACGCTCGAAATGAAATGGCAAGAGCGAGCCAAGCTCAGGGCCGAGGGAGACAAGCTCAGGGCCGAGGGAGACAAGCTCTGGGCCGAGGCTATTCTTGAGATTAAAGGCAATATCCTGATCCAATGGATCTGGGTTCCAGAAAAGAAGGATTACAAATGCAAGCTTGAGACAGGTGAGGAATTCAATCCATGAAAATCCTACTTATCTTATGTGCCGTAATTTTGTCGGGATGTCAACAAAATGATATTTCACAAAATATTAAAGACCCAATGGCGGAAGCCGCTAAAACGTTCTGTAATCAGAAGGGTGAAAATCTGGTCGGCTATGAGTTTCGGAATTACTCCGATAATTATAATATTACCTGTGGAGGTTGGAAAAAATGAGAACCATCATCTTCCTGCTCTTGTCCTCAAACCTCTGGGCCTGTAAACCCAACGAGATCGCTTGGGAAGGCCGTTGCGCCGCCGATCCTAAGCCAGTCGATACTGTGGCCGTGCCGGAAGTACAGCCGTCCTCCGAAAAACCCTCCCGCCATCCCGAACCGGCATGGCAGCGCGGAGAGGTTCACGCTGACACGCCCCCCTCCTGTGCAGCCACCAACGCTTGCTCGGACCAAGTGGCGATTGAGGCGACGAAAGAGGGGAAGAAAGCGGCGGGGCTGAAACCATGATACTGGAAGACAAATTGACGGACCCCGAACACCCTTTGGTTTATGCGGTCCATTTTCGGCCAGGAATTGACGAGCGGCTTGATTGGATTTCACTTTGTATGGAGGAAAATTTCCAAGACCTGAACAGTTTCAATCTGTACTGGGTGCTTACAGAAGCTCTGGAAAATTATATTAAAGATTTTCGTGTCAACCGACGGCGTACATGGCATTGGCGCATGAATCAAACAGGAACACGCCGATTCTTCGACACACTGGTAGATAGAATATGAATGGAGGGCTTTCGATGAAACACATCTTCTGGGCGTTGCCGTTATCGGTGCTCGTGATGTTATGGGCTGTGGGGGCGTATGGGGATGTGGACAAGATAGACCAATCCACGGCGTCGCCATCTGATATTGCGGTATCTTCTTTTCCTCGGTGGCCTGTTGTCGTCGTAATTGACAGTTGGAGCGTTGTAGAAAATCAAATTGATGGAACCTATAAGGTAAAAGAGGATTCCATGACTGTTAGCGATATCGTAGTTGGCAACTACCGCACCGCCAACATCGCCGCAGACGTGGCCTTCATACGGCGACCACCG